ATTGCCAGTTTCCAGAGTACCAGAAGTTTACAGGTAATGGCAGAATTGCCAGATGACATGGACAGACTAAAAGTTTTTAATGAAAGTTTTACGAAAATGGCTGACATGAACTACACATTGATTGTAAATGCAGTACACAGTATTACTATTGGTAAAGGCGAAGATGAACAGGTAATCACAGATAGAAATCATATTAATGAATTTTTAAATAATTGTGAATCAGAAATTGGAAATGCTATAGAAAAATCGGTCACAGAAATAAACAAAATAGGAATACAAAAAACTATGCAGTTTGAATGTGAAAAATGTGAAAAAGAATTTGAAGCAGGAGTTACGTTTGACCCTGTAAATTTTTTCACGGCTTCCTAGGGAGAGCCGAACCCGAGGAGATACTCGGATATCTAGAGAAGCTCAAAAAAGAGTCAGAGGCAATAGTAACTAACTTGATGGAAATAGTAATTTATTCAGAAGGTAAAGTTTCCTATAGCGAAGTTTGGCTTATGAGCCCACAAGAAAGAATATCATTTACAAAAGTTTTAAATAACTTTTTGAAGAAAAAGAACGGCCAACAAGGCACTGAAGATTTATAATGAGTTGGTATTATAAAGACGACTTAATAACAGAACTACCAGAAGACTGTGAAGCATTTGTTTACTTGATAACAAATTTAACAAATGACAGAAAATACGTTGGTAAAAAGTTAGCAAAATTTAAAACAACAAAACCCCCATTAAAAGGAAAAAAGAATAAAAGACGTGGTTACAAGGAAAGTGACTGGCGTACTTATTGGGGTAGTAGTGATCATCTTAATAATGATGTTGCAGAGCTAGGCGAAGAGAAATTTAAAAGAGAAATATTGTATTATTGTCCTAGTAGAGGAGTAGCAAGTTACATAGAAGCCCGAGAGCAATTTGAAAGGCGAGTACTTGAAACTGACGACTATTACAATGGAATTATCAACGTCAGAGTAGGTGGTTCGAAAATCCTTAAAGAGGCATTAAAGACCTTATAAGTAGGTGTGTTAAAACGCAAGTTAAAACGCAATTCACATCAAGGCATATCACAGGCACACATAGGACTATACACCGGCCCCAACCGAGGCATATAAAATCGGGCTCTTTGACAATCCGTTAAACACGGTGCGAGAACTGGAGATGTATAGCGGCAAAGATACAAACACACGACAATCAGTATTAAAAGGATGTAGGCAATGAGAAAAAGCAACCTACAAGCAGTATAACTAAACGTAACTAGGTTATAGTGTTTCCGTGAGATGAGACGGTAGTGTATGGGGACAGAAGGCTCACTGGTTCCTAATAGCACCCGAGTTTACGATGACGATGACCCATCGTGATGACATATTCTCCTGTATAGGAGAATTATGACTCCTACCTTCGTGATAACGAAGTGAATTTAAGTCGAGTAAATGAGTTGAGTGAAACGAAACGAGTTAACGAAGACTTAAAAAGTCCGAAGGACTTAATAACATGTTACACTATGAAAATATTGGTATTTCGAAATAGTTTCTAAATCTGGTTCATGTGTTAGTTTACCTAAAGGAATATGCCCTATAGAAAGTCTTTTGTCGTCTATTGGGTAAGGCAGTTTGCTGTTTATTTTAACACACCAGCGTCTGATGTCTTTGGCAATTTTTTCCGGATCTTCCACAAATATACTTCTACCAAACCAGGCAACAAAATCATTTTTTAGTATTGACGTAGGCACAATATGATCTGCTGGTATATCTACATCATCGTCTAATGCTAACTCCATTATGTGTTTACCAACATGTGGATAATTCATGTACAGATGGTTTGTGAGTCTAGTAGGAGAAAATAGTTCATAGTCCTCCTCTAACAGAGGTTCACCCTGATCTTGTGTACAGGTTAAAAATCTTTTGTTCTGATATCTGGTTATTTCTTCCAAGTGATGCAGATGATAATTAAACATACTCCACCAATATCTGAGATCTCCAGTGGCATTCTTTACACTATCAGGAAAGTTAGTGTGTAGCATGTTTAGATCATCTGCCCATTTCAGAGGCATATCAGTATCTAACTGTTTAATTTTTTCTATTGAATAGTTTAGTTTGTCGCGAACTTCTTGTTCAGTTTCACCAAAATTATAAAACTGTGTTCTGCTTATATAATCGAAATCTGTTTGCTGAAACCTTTCCCAAATACGTTTGGCAACACGGTTATCAAATAGTTCATATGTTAAAGTATATTCTTTATTATGCCCTAGATGTATATCAATTAACATACTCGGTGTCTGTGTTATAACTAGTAAAGCCGCCTTCTTTTACAACGGTTAACACATTGTTTACACGGCCAATTAATTCTTCTTTGTGAGAAATGAGCATAATATTTTTGCCTTGTTCACGATGCATTTTCTTTAATACAGCAAGAGCATTTTCTACACCCATACTGTCCATACCACTGTCAACAAGTTCATCAATACACATCAGGTTCATAGGCCTGTTTAAACTTTCGTATATGTCTCTGAATGCCCAACTAAGTCCTAGTATAAGTCTGTTACGCTCACCTCTACTTAGATTGTCAAAGTCTAAGTCTCTGCCGTACTCAGTAATCTCTACACCTAAATCACTTGCGAATTTAACCTCATGTGGTAAACCAAGTTTTTCCAGATAGTAGGATAACCTGTGGTTGAGGTATGCAATATTTTGATCAATAATCTTTTTACGGATAAAACTGTCTTTACTTGTTAATAGTTTATATAAAAAGTCCTGATGGTCTTGTAAATGTGTAAGCTCGTTCATAAGTTCAAAACTAACTTCCTGAATACCACTAGTTTTAAGACTATCTATTTGTTCAATGTAAGGATTTTCTTCTTGTGCTTTTTCCTCTAACTGACTGTGCATTGTTGTTAAGTTATGCTTATGTTGTAATGCTTGTTCAAGTGTGTTATAAACAGTTGTAGGCATTTCAGGCATATCGTTAAAGTCATCTAATGCTATCTCTATATCTTTATGACGTTGTTCTAGTTCTGCAAAATACTCATGTTCTTGCTTAATATTTTCTTCTACTTCTTTTGTGTATTCTTCATGAGTATCTAAATGTGCTGTAGGCTGTTCACATGCTGGGCATACGCCTGCTTTCGCACTTGCTAAATCACTTTCTAGTTTTAATAATTTTTCAGAGCTTCTGCTTACACTTGTTTGTAAACGTTTATACTCTGTATCTAATGTTAATTTATTACTAGATAGTTCCTTTAACTCTGCAACTTGTTTATGGTCTGCTAGTTCCTGATCAATATCCAATTTTTCCATATCGATAATTTGTGTGCCTAATTCAGTAATTTTTACATCTTTATTGCTTTGCCAGGCTCTGCTTCTGCTTTCTATTTCCTGAATATTTTTTTCTATTCTTTCATTACTTTTATTAATTGCATTAATTGTAATTTCTTCTTCTTTAATAGAGTCCCGAGTAACTTTTTGTCGCTCTTTTAATATTTCTGCTTTCTGTGATAACTCTGTAATTCCTAGTAGTTGCTCGATCATATCTTTCTGATCGTTGTTTTTCATTCCAAGGAAAGGTTCTGTGTATGTATTGAGAGCAATTAGATGCTTAAACATAGTATGTGGAAATCCAATTATCTTTTCTATTTCTTTTTGTGTTTCTCTACTATCGCCTTGTTGCTCACCGTCAACAGCATCTTGACCATCTATGTAAAATTTTAAAACATTAGGACGTCTACCACGTTCTATCCTGTATTCTTTTCCTTGTATTTCAAACTCAACTGTGGTAATCATTCCTTTACCATTTGTTTTGTTTATTAAGTTGTCTTTCCTGATATTTGTCAGGGCGTCTCCATATAATGCATAACTGAGAGCATTAATAATAGTAGTTTTACCAGTACCATTTCTGCTACCGTCTCCGCCCATGTCTAAATTATGTCCTAATACAAGTGTAAGTTGACAGTTATCAAAATTAACTGCCTGTGTGTTGTTGCCCACACTCATAAAGTTTTTTGCTGATACGTTTTTAATCTTTAACATAATTAAGTTTCTATGCTGTTATATATTTCAACTAGGACGTCTTTTGATATAGTATTGCTGTCTATTGTGTCTAATTGTGCTAGTACAATTTGGTCTACACTTTCAAATTGTATTTCTCCGCCTTCAAATTCTTCTTCTTCTTTTATAGGAATAAGTTGTAGTTCTCTTACTCCATATTGCTCTGCAAATTTTTCTCTTACAAAATTTGCTTCTTCATAACTAATACTTACGTCAAGACTTACTCTGGCATAAGTGTATTCATCTAATAAGTTTTGATGATTATCTAAAAGTTCTTTAAGTGTAAACCTTTTATACTTTGGGCATTCTGTCCAATTTACATAAAGAGGCTCTTCACTCCATGTTAGGAACATGGCACCTCTTTCATTGTCGTCTACATCTGCGTAATTATGTGGGAAGGCATTGCCTATATAATGTATATTATTTTTAAATTGTCGTTTATGGAAATGTCCACTAAACACATACTCTGGATTACCTAACATCTTGTCACTAATGCCACCATGATCTGGCATTTCTACCATTGCATTCATTTTAAAGTAAGGCAACTCAAAATGACCAAACATATATTTGCAATCTAACTTGTTAAGACTTTTGTGTTCATCTCCAACAAGCCAAGGTATGATAGCAACACCATCTTTACAAAAGTGTTCATCTACCATAACAAAGTTTTCTAAATCTCTAGCAAACTCAATACTGTTAAGGTCA